CCATAGTATTGGTGGTCTTAAGAGATTCGGTGAGATCAAAAAGATTAGAGATCAACTTGCTGAGTATGATTGGTATGTCTACTTTGATGCAGACATGCACTGCTTGACAGAAAGAATTGACTATGAAGATTTCTTTGATGATTCAAAGACTTTCTTTGGTGTTCAACATCCTTGTCAGAATCCTGATCTTTGTAACTTTACTTCTGTCTCTGGATCGGATCTTCCATTTGAAAGAAATCCAGAATCTCTCGCATGTGTGACAGCAGAGGAGCAATGCGATGATGTGTATCTTCAGGGATGTGTATGGGGTGGCAAGGTTCCCCAAGTATTGGATATGATTGAGGATCTAGATAAGAGAATCATCAAAGATCTGAAGAAAGAGATTATGACATTTGCACATGATGAAAGTTATTTGAATCGATATCGTAATGAAAACTTTCAAGAGTTTCATGTTCTAAGTCCTGCCTTTGCAAAACCAGGAGATATGCCTGACAATGCATTCAAGTTCTCTGCAAAAATAATTCATTCACCTTCTGATAAAAAACAAATTCTGAATTCTTGATATGGATAAAAATAAATCAACATTCAAACTCAAGGGGATGCCTCCCATCTATTATCTTAATTTGGATGGACAACCCGAGAGAAAACAATACATGGAGGATCAGTTCAAGTATTGGGAGATAGAAAACTATGAGCGTGTCTCTGCGTATGATGGAAGGGATGATGATCTGAGTGATATTATCAAGGGTAGATATCCTGATAATATGTCATCAGGTGAGGTTGGTTGTACCACTTCTCATTTGAAGGCCCTACAGCACTACCTAGAAACTTCTGATGCACCATGTGCAGTCATCATGGAAGATGATGTTGATCTGCAGATTGTAAAGAACTGGAACTTTACTTGGAAGGATTTTTATGCTCTAGTTCCCTATGATTATGATGTGATTCAGTTGGCAATTATTTGCACCGGACCACTACATGTAGCGTTGCATAAGAGGTTTGTGAATGATTTCTCCACTGCATCATATATGATTACTCGCCATCATGCAGAGAAGATTGTTAAGCATCATGTGCGTAAAGATAAGTATAAACTCGATCAAGGTGTAAAACCTCGTGCAGTTGCTGATGATCTGATTTATAACTCTGGTAATACATTCTCAATCCCACTATTCTTGTATCGAATTGCTTTGGGATCATCTATTCATCCAGAGCATGTAGACTTTTTTCATAAGAGCAGTCACGACGGATTGTTACAGTTCTGGACGCAGACAGGTTGTAACCTAGACATTAATGAACTAATGAACTATGATCCGTTCCTGGGTCGCATGACTCAAAATGAAGAACAAAAAGAGCAATGAAAACACTCATAAAAGCACTTGTCCATCCAGTGACTTTGCTTAACCTACTGTTTGTAGGATCTCTTGGAGTAATTGAATTTGTTCATACCAGAGCACATCATACTCTAGAAGTAGATGTTCATGGTCATGTTCACAGAGCACTACAAAAAAATCCAGAACTAGCAAGGTCTGCCTGCTGGGAGTTAGAATGATGAAGAAGAAACAAAAAGAAGATGTAGCAGAAATGACCAATTTGTATGATTTGATTTCTCAATTGCAGAACGATATACAAGA